TGAGCAGGTCATTAAGGGGAGTATCTTTCCCACTTGTTAATACAATCTCATTATCTTTAAGTAATTGCCTAGCACCGTTCAGTAGTGATGGATTGTACTCACCAGTCTCGTGCATTTGATCGATAGCTGATTTGTAGGTATCTGCTACATAACCTTGTAATTTACCTAGTTCTTCAAAAGTCTTCATAATATATTGTTAACACTTCCACCTACGCAAAGCTAACGCTTTCCTAGTGGGTCTACCTTTACTATCTTTCATTGGTCCTTTATTACCACCCATCCTGGCACAGAAGCTTCGCTTTCTAGGACCACCACCAGGTTGAGGAGCTTTTAAGTTAGACCCAGTAGCCTTGTTATACTTAGCTCTGCCTTTAGCAGTGAGTCCACCCTTCTTAGACTTCTCACCTCTACCTAGAGATAACGATACACTTCTCACTTTTTAAACCCACGCTTCATATTTGCGTAGGACTTAGGTGATATAGTAGACTTCTTCTTGCTACGACTAATGCCTAGCTTTCTTCTTCTGTTAATGTTTGCGTATAATCCTTTTTTCATCGTTTAATTAATATCTCCATCATTCTATCTAGTTTACCGTTAATCTCTTTAACCGTTGTTTCAAGACCACTCATACGGTTCTCAACAGCAGTATCTCGTTCTCGTTGAGTAGCTAACTCTACTTCAATCTTTGTTAATCGTTTCTCGTCTGTATCCAGTCGATCCGATAGTTTCTTTATAACCCATCCGATCACTGCAAGTATAACGCCAAGAGCGGTGTCTAAGAAGTGGGAAAGTGATTCAGTCATCTAACTATGTACTTCAGGTTTGATTTTAATTGAGTTGTCAGTGGTGTCGATCCAAAGTTGACCTTGTTCTAACCACGAAGGTTCAGTCGTTCCTTGAGGAAGTCCAAACATCTTAATCATTGAAAACAGTTTATTTGTGTCTTCGTGTCTTCTGATAGTAAAAGGTGTGTAAGTATCAGTCTCAGCTGCTGAGTTAGGATATGAAGTACTACTTGAAACCTTCTGAACTTTAAACTGCGTTGTACTTACTATGTCGATTATTTCAAGTTGTTCGTTCCAATTAGCTTCACTGCTGCCAGAAAGAATAACAAAATTACCTTCTTTAAATCCGTGTGCAGAAGATGTTTGAAAAGTTACAGAAGTACTGGTGGAAGCTACTTGGGTTATAGAGACCGATGCACTTAGTGTTCCTATATGTCCCAACGAAAAACTCCCTGTTCCAGCAGTATTATGACTTGAACTTATGTTAAAAATCTGACCTCCGCTGCTTGAGTCGTTCAATTGAAGCGTTCCACCGTTAGAACCTTTAATAATAATAGCAGGTGAATTAGACGTTGTGTCTTGTACTAGCACGTTCCCATCTACTTTTAAAGCATGAGTACTGGAAGCTGAAGTACCTATACCTACTTTTCCTGTAATAGAAGCGTCACCATCTCCATCTAACGTCATTAACGTTCCTTGTGACCCTGTTCCGCTAAAATTAGTAAATTGAAAATTTCCGCTTGAATCAACGAAGAAATCCCTCACTTCATCTGTGACAGCATCATAAGTCAACCGTATTCCTGGACCTTCAGCACCTCTAGTAATTAGAATGTTAGACCCATTAGATGCTAAACCATTTACTGTATAAGCTTGCGTCTCGTCTAATTTACTAGGAGTAACAGCATCATCTAATATTTCAGTAGTAGTAACAGCATTAGTAGCTAACTTATTGGTAGTAACAGAACCATCTAATATTTTAGCAGAGGTAACAGAAGTGTTAGCTAATTTAGCGTTAGTAACAGCACCGTCATTAATCTGAGCTGTTCCTATTGTACCTTGTGTAAGTGGAATACCTAACCCTCGTTGAATAATAACAATGTCTTCCCCTCCAGCTAAAGAAGGAATAATTGTTAAAGTATCTGTATCTGGGTCTACTGTGTAGTCAACTGTAGGTTCTTTTACTAATCCGTTAACACTAACATCATACGCACTATCTCCTAATACATCAGCATCAGTAACAGTATAAGTTGTGTTCGCTCCTGCTGTACCTGTGAATTGCCATTTAGACGGAGGAGTAGAAGCACCAGCAGCAATCTGTTCTACTTTTTGATCGACATAGTTTTTAGTTGCTGCATCTGCTGTTAAGGTAGGTTTGCTTACATTTAATATCTTATTAGACTTAGCATCCCAATCTGTTCCACCTGGTCCAATTTGAAGAGAAGCCTCATTTAACTCAGCAAGTTCTTCATTTAAAAATCTATTATGTTGATAAGCAAAGTCTAACTCTGTTTCTGTCAGTACTGAACCATTTACAAAATCTACAAGGTTAGTGTCAGGTTGACTGTTCCTTCTTACACGAACGACCTGCCCTGCTGTAGCTCCGCTATTTAAAACTACTTTATTAGAAGGAGATGTTACCAATGTGAAGGCATCTGTATCTACTCCGTTGATTTCAACTTTAACGTGTTCAGCTTTAAGATAAGAAAATGAAAATGCAAAATCTGTCTGAGACGCTGTTGCGATTGAGTCTACGTATGTATTAGCCATGGTAATCTATTATTAATTTGTTTGTTGTAAAAGTTCAAGCACTTCCTGTCTGCTTACGCCTCTTTTAAAAGCTGATTGTGCTCCTGTGAGTGCTGAGTATTGTTGATCTAGTTCAGGAAACTCTTTTAACATTTTCTTTCTTGATTCCTTTTTAAACCTAGACAGAACACTTGTGATCTTATCAATTCTAGGACTAGGCAATCCAGGTAGAGACTCAGTAGGTAAATTTTGATATGTCTTTGATTTAATTAACTTACCTAATGTTTGTCTTAGAGTTGAACCTCCTACTTTTACAGTTTTCAAAAGCTCCAACTGTCTGTCATAAGCTGATTGACCTTTGGTGTTTTCGTAGTCTAGTAAATTTATTGAACCCAACTTAGGAACTAACTGTCTAAAGGCGTGTTTGAGGCTTGCCATCTCATTTATAATAGGGTCACTCTTAGCTGTTGAGGAAGAAATAGGATTTATGAAACCAAGGTATTCAGGAGATTGTTCAGCTATAAGCTCTTCTCCTAGTATGTTTCTCTTATTATCTAGTCCTCCCCGACCAAAAGGAAGCTTTCTTATTACTGCATCCTTCCAAGAGTTTACTTCTTTCATCACCTGCGTGTCATAGTCCTGCATTTGTGACATTACGTTAGGTACAAAAGAACCTGCGTAATTTCTTCCTAGTTTTTCAAGGTATCTATCAGGGTCTCCTAAAGCATTACTCCACATTTGAATACCAGCTAAGTATGATTTATTAGTAGCGTTCCTTGTTAAAGCTAATGTTAAAGCAGCAAAACCGTGTTCAAGTTTAGAATCGTTGAAACCTCTAGGAGATCTGAAACCTGTGTCCACAATATCAGCAGCAGTCCCTATGATAGTAGCTATAGGGTCTAGTCTTTGATAACTATAGTAAGTGTCTCCTATTTTTATACTGTAAGGTTTCCAACCTGTGGCTAATAAAGATGCTTTTTGCTTCTCATCTTTTGGACCTCCTCCAGTTATAAACTCTCTATTATTAGCAACTACATCTATTAGAGTACCTCCTGTTAAAGTTGCTGTTAACATCTTACCTAGTGCTCTTGATTTTTCTACTGGATCATCACTCTTTAAATCAGATATTAACCTAGAACGCTCTTCTTTTAATACTCCAGGCATAAAAACTCCAGGGGTACGCTCAAAGGCGAATGATAGGATATTAGTTGGAGTTCTAACAAAAGGAAGAACAAGTCTCAGAAACGGTATTTGATTTGTTAAGTTCTGTAAACCTTTGCCTAATGTTCCCTCTTGTAACTCTTTCGTGAAGGTTAGATACTGAGCTTCGTCTGCTGAATATTGAGCTAAAGCTGATGCACCTTCGTTAAAGTTTTCATTTTTATAATCAATAATGAAATCTGCTTTTTGTTTATCTTTTAAACCTTTACTATCAGCAATCTTAGAAGCTTCTCTGACAAGACTTTCTTCCGACATCACTCTACCGCCCTCTGTTACTACTTTATCTACTGTACTGTTTATGTGGTCAGCTAACTTCTTCGGATCAATTATTCCTTGGTTTATGCCTGACATAGCTGCTTTTAATCTAGCAGCCCTGCGATAAGCAATTTGTTTAAAAAACTCATCAGTAGTAAGAAGAAGTCTACCAGGAAGTCTAATAAAGTTACCGTAAGCATCTATAGCTTCCTTACTGCGTAAACCTTTTTCACTTACAAAGCGACCCATGAAACTATCTGCTACACGTTCTCCTGTAATAGCTCCTCTAGCACTTTCTTCAAAAGCACGGTTTGTCGGGTCTAATATGTTTTCCTGTTCTTTAAAAGATTGTTTAGCAAACTTCGCTGCCTCTTTCCACATCTCTCCATCCGACCAAGAAGCTAAAGAAGCTTTAACAATGTCCAAGTTACCGCTAACGATACCACCTGCCACAGTTTCTAAAGTGGTCATAACCTGAGTTAAGCTATTACCTACGATATTAACCATCTGTGTCCTTGGTCCACTAAGTATAGAGTTCATCCAATATTCGGTTGGCATATCCAAAAAACTCTTACCTTGTGCCTTTTTAGCTAACTTAAATAGACCAGCAAAACTTCCGTCTAAATCGTTAGGGTCTATTATTTCTTCTATTCTTTTTACCATTTTCTCAGGTTTCATATTACCTGAGTTGTTAACAAACTCGTTCCTTAAACCTTCTATTTCTGACTCTGTTTCAGATAAACCTATCTTTTTTCTTCTGAAGTTTTCTCGTCTAGCTTGTAAAGACTGAGCAGTACCTCTACCTATTTTCCTGTAAGCATCAGCTACTGTAAGCAGTTGTTGGAAGGAGTTTTTTAATTTAGATACAGACACAGTACCATAACCAGATTTCTTAGCTTCTTCTACATTTTCTATTATATTTAAAGATAAAGCGTGTCCTTGGTCTCTCAAACTTTGTTGTCTAATTTGTTTATCTAGTTCGCTTTTCTCGATGTCTTTTATGTCTTGTCCTAGTGATTCATAATCAAAATCTAGTGCTTCATCAATTTCAACTACAACTCCTTTTACATCTATTTTATCAGGGTTAGCTGTATAGTATTGCTCTAGTAATTCTTTTAAAACAATAGCATCCTCTCCAGTCTCCAATGCAAACTGTGGTAGTCTAGGTTTAACTCCACCTACCATAAGTGCTTCGGCATACCCTCTAAACTTGTCAGGTATAGCACTAAGGAACTCATCTTCTTTACCTTTCTTAAACTCAGGTAGATCGCTAGGTCTTTTCACAGAAGCTAAACCTTCGTCTGCTTCCCTAACAAATTCTCCCATATTTTTCCCTCGACCTACAAGGTATCTTCCTGAAGATTCATAGTATCCAGCTCCTTTATAAGGTGCTTTACCTTTTTCAAAGCTAATACTGTCAGGTCTAGACATATCTGCCTCACTTCTATTTTTATGAGGACCTGAGATTATACCTTCATCAACAGTTGCTACATACCACTTATTAGGTTCTAAATCTTGTGCTTTTGTTACAGTGCCTAAACCCTCGTCTGCCTGTTTTGTAGCTGTTATGATATTGTTCTTAACTTCTACATTGCCCTTACCAAAAACTTCTTCTACTAACTCAATGTATTCTGAGGTCTTTTTGTTGTGTTGAAAACCTGCTTTAGTTTCTTTCCCAGCTCCAGTCTTACTTCCTTCATATACAGAGAAGTGTGCTTTACCATTTCCTTTAACTGCATCAAATGCTTGCTCAACTACTAATAACTGGTTCTCTCTTTCCTTAATAACATTAAGTACATTATTGGAAATAGCAGCATCTACTTGACCACCTTGAACTGCTTGAGCTACATCTTTGTTGTGTTGTGCTGATCTGTTAAATGGATCGTAAACTTTTAAATCTACTCCTTCTTTCTTCAGCATATCAACTGCGTTATCAAACTTACCCCCTCCTATATCCACCATCTTCATTCCTTTAGTGAATATTCCAGCTTTCTTTAGTTTGTTGTAAGCAGCTGGTAGTTTAGCTACATTTATAGAAGTAGCAGCGGAAGTTATCTCTTGTTCAGGAACGCTCCAAAGATTAGGTCTTGTTTGATAATAACGACCTTCAGCTACAAGTTTAGCCTTACCCATGTACGATCCTCTACTTGCTGATATTATCTGAGCGGAGTCTCTAAGAACTTTATCAAGAAGATTAGAACCTTCCTTTCCTCTTATAGTTCCAATCAACTCGGCTACTGCATCTACAATCTTTTGAAATATATTTCTTTGATCGTCTGCTGGTATTCTTCTTAAAATTCTTTGTAGGTCTAAATCTGTAAAGGCAGCCACAAGAAACTCATCTAAGTCTTTAAAAGCGTATAAACCTTTTCCTTCTTTAGGGTCAAAAACATCCGTCCCTTTAAACTCATATTCTTTACCTACTTTTTCTGACGCTATCTTAAAAGACTTAGCGAGTTCTCTAATAGGTTTAGGAGCAGCTTTATTGTTAATAACATTATCTATATTAGATAACACTGTTGATCTCTCTTTACCTCCTTGTCCTACCCAAGCATTTATCTTTTTAGCCGTAACACCGTGAAGCATTTCGTGAACAATAGTTTGCTCATCCGCTCCTCCGTATAACTCAACACGATCCAAACTAGGTTTATAAGCACCTACAATAGAACCTTTATCTCCTACATCTCCTCTAACTGTAGTAGGATCACCTTCAACATCAGGTTTGTAATAAACTACAACCTCTAAATCATCTTGATCTTTTATGATCTTCTTTAAGTTCTTAGCTAAGTTCTGTACTTCTGGAGTATCAGCGTTAACAGCTAACTGATCTAAAGTTCTCTCTACAGTAGCAGCTTGAGGTGTGGACGGATCGAGTGTACCTCCTTTTTGAAATGGTTTACCAGACTCTACAGCTTGTTTGCCTTTTAATAAGAAGTCTTTTGTTTTATCATCTATACGACCAGCGAAGATACCATACCTTTTTGATAGACCTGGTTCAGCTAAGTCACCTCTAAAACCTGCGTTTACCAGTTTAGTCGCTGTTCCTTTTAATGAGGGAGATATTTCAAACTGTTCGTATATATTTGGATTTCTTACAAACTCATCAACAGCTTGCGAAGGATAATCAAAACCTAACCAATCTTCTTTAGCTAACGCTTTCAAGAAACTTCTATACTTAGGTTTAAATTGATCTAAAGCTCCCAGCACTTCATCGTGGCTTGCTTCCATATCTAAGTGCTCAAACCACTCATCTATAATGTCTCTATCAAATTCATCTATTAATTCTGGACCTCTAGCTATAGAAGCTAAGTCTTGTTGTAACCCTGTATCGACTACTGCCTGTGCTTGTCCGACTGCGTCCTTACCTTCTCCTTTAGCTTTACGTCCGTCCTTAATAGCTTTCAGGGATTTAATAAACACACCAGCTACAGCTTCAAGACCTAGACCTTCCAACACATTCTTCATGCGTCCTTCTAACTCACCTTCATCTTCATCGTGTGCCAAGAACTCAGTAACTGGATTCTGTAACTCTGGTACTTGTTGGATAAGATTAGATAGTCTAGCTTCTTGTCCGTTAAAGAAAGTAAAATCAGTAGCAGCACCAGCAACAACACCTTTAGTAACAGTACCTGCTTTAGCTAATGCACCTGCTCTACCTGCAAGACCAAACAAAGGAATGAATCCTGTAGCAAACTGAGATATACCTTCTACAGCACCACCTGCCATAGTCTTAGAAGTACCAAGGAATCTAGTATCGTAGTCAGGCAGTACATCAAAAGAAATGTAATCAGCTAGGTTATACGCTCCTTGAAACGCACCTTCTACACCTCTAAATGGAGCAGCTAATACATCACCTGCAACGTCAAAAAAATCATCATTTTCTTCTTCTAGTATGTTTTGCTCGTCCATTTTATTTAATTAAATTAAGTCGCTTATGTAATTCTCTTTGATCTTTTACAAAATTAACAATATTTGTTACTCCTATTTTAGTAGCCACATCTTTAACTTCTTGAGGCATATCTTCGTCTTTGTCTATTTCCCTTGCAGCTTCTATCGAAGGTACAGTAAGCATTCTCACTGTTTTTGTTTTATCTTGTAATGTCTCAGGTTTAAATCTAAAGCCCAGTTGTGTGACAGGTTCTTCTCCAGCCAAAGCAGCAACGAACCCTCCAGTTATTCCTTCTATCAATAAATATTGTTGGGTGTATTGCTCTCGTTCTTTACTCGTGTAATACTCATCTGGAGTTGGTTTTATACCGCTATACCGCCAGTTAGTTCTATTATAATTAGGATTAGGAGCTATGCCTTTTCTTCCTTTTTCCTTTATAGCACCAGGTTTTATTCTCTCCGACAAAACAGTTAAAGTTTCACTCCCCTCTTCCATTAAATACATAAAAGATTTTTGTTTTTCTTTTGGTTCAGCTGTTGGATTTAACGTTACTTTTATAGCTTCTCTAGCTAAGTCTACCCTTACATTCCTTAATCCCTCTGGAGTGGCTGCTACTTTACCAAAGTAAAAAAGATCATTAGATGTAGGTGCTTTTGTAGATTCCTCGTAGCTACTATTTAAAACTTTATTAGCCTCTACTTCAATCTTATCTTCTTTGTCTATCTTATCTTTTAAAATATTAAATTTATTAGCTGTGTTTTCTATGTAAAAAGAATAACGTTCTTTAGCGTAAGTTTCTAGTTCTGCTTTTCTTTCCGTTTCATTAAGACCGCTAGTTACAAGTTCTAAACTTTTATTATTGTAGTCACTACTATATTCAACTTGTGCATTTAAGAGTATATCCCTAGTTCTTTGATCTGTTGTTATATCAGCATAATCAGCCAATAAAGAAGCTTCCAATTCACGTGCTAGGTTTCTCTCAAAGACTCTAATAGAGGGTGTTTCTCTTATCAATGTGTTAGATAAATCTTTTTCTAGGTTGGGGTCAGGTTTTTCTAAATCCCTTAAAGTTTCTATTATTCGCCCTCCATATTCAGGGTCTTCCTTAAATGTCTTTTCTTTAACAGCATTTAAATATTCGACTTCACTTTTATAAGAAACACCATCATAAGTTACCTCTTTCCCTGATCGTATGACAGCTATATCTCTTGATGTTGTGTAGTAGATACTTTGAATCGCTTCTTTTTCTTTCTCTTCTTCCTCCTCCTCTGCATCTTCAGACGCTTTATCTATCATAGTATCGAACATACCTAGATCAGCAGCTGACATCTTAGATGCACCAAAGTTTAAATTAGTCGTAGCCCAGTCCAATAAAGCATCTGCTTGTACTCCTAGTCCATCCCTAGACAAAGCAATTAAAGTTTCTCCGAATATTTTTCTTTGTTCTTCAGCTGAGTATGAATTTAAAGAAGACCAAGATGTAGCTAATTCATTTTTTGATTCAAGGTTTAATTCCCCTCCTTGATACCCACCTCTAACATTTTCATAGAAAGAACTCATAACACCGTGTGCAGTCTCTCCCTTAGCTTTAGCGTTCTGTCTTACTTCAAAGTTTGTTACAAGAGGTTGTATCTGTGGGTTGATAGCTTTTTGTAAACCTTGCTGTGCAATAACAGAACCTGCTAATCCAGGGTTATTTTGTATGTACTCATCTCTTACTTTATTTACAATATCAGCACCTCCTTCAGGATCATCTGCTAGAGGATTAGTAAGACGCTTATTAATTTCCACCATCAAATCACGGCTGGCTACTTTACCTAAAGCTTCTATCTTCCTCTTCTGATTAATAGGAGAAGTTAGCCAGCTTATCGCACCTTTTCTTACTTGCTTATCAAACTCTCCCTCTGTCTTTTGAAGCATCGCTTGAATCTCTTCAGGACTCTTCCTTGATAACTCATCCTCAAATTGTTCTGCTTCTATATCGGCTACCTGTGCGTACTGCTGAAGCATAGGATTAACCTGTGAAAGAGCGTCAGCAAGGTCCATCAACTTATTCCTACCAACTGCACTAGCTCTACG